GTGTGGTGGTAGAAATACATTTACTGCTACACGAACCTGTGAAGGTATCCTATATAATTGCTATAAAGCAGGGTGCAAACTATCAGGAACACGACCTACATCTGTAACTGTGAGTGATATGAAACACAAAAATAATAGCAATAAAAAGAAGGTTGATTTCAAATTGCCCGAATATCTTTTGCCTAACAGAGCAGAGGTTACAGTGTGGGCAAGCTCCTACCAGTTGGATGCCAGTGTATTAAACCTGTTATATGATGTGAAAGAACATAGAGTTGTGTTTCCTGTAAACTATAATGGCAAAATGGTAGACGCCACAGGCAGAGCTTTAAGACTAAGACAAAAGCCAAAGTGGAAAAGGTATGGAGCAAGCAGTTACGCATACATGTGTGGTGCGGGAGCAGTTGCTGTGGTGGTAGAGGATTGTATCTCTGCTGCAACGGTAGCAGCAATCAGTTCTAAAGCTACAGGAGTAGCATTGATGGGAACATCTTTGTTGCCAGATCATCTACTACAGCTACAAAAATACAACAAAATTATTGTTGCACTTGATCCTGATGCAGCACAAAAAACTTTTGAATTTACACGACAGCTACGAGGAACAGTTGACACTGCCAGTGTGTATGCTTTGAATTTAAAAGATGACTTGAAGTACAGAAGAAAAGATGATATATTCAGCCTTAACTTATTATTATCGCATTAGGAGAACCATATGGAAATATCACTACTACGTACACTTATGAATAGAGACATGTACAATGGAAATAAAAACATAGCCCGAGAAAAGATATTTAGAAGTCGGGAAACGCAAAACATTAAGAAGGTGTTAGACCAAGCTATGTCTGACTACGAGAATGAGATTGGACCTTCTGATGTAGAGGCTTTGTTTTTTACTCAACACTCTACACTTACAACAGCACAGAAGGATATCTACCAAAGTATCTTTCGTAAGATAGAAACTGCAAGCATACTCAATGAGGATGTATTGCAAAATGTTTTGCGAGAGTTGAACAGAGAGGATGCTGCAAATGAGTTGATGGACATAGCTTTTAAGATGTCCAATGGAGAAATAACATCATTGCATAAAATAGTTCAGTTTACAGAGCGGCGTGAAGAAGACTTTATGCCAGCACTCAAGGTTTACTTTGAGAAGATGGACATAGACTCTTTGCTTGAAAAGAATGAGCTACAGTTTAAGTGGAAGTTCAACATACCTACAGTTGCAAATCTTGTTCCGGGCGTAAATGCAGGACAGATAGTGGTGGGTGCTGCTCGCCCTAACACGGGTAAAACAAGTAGCCATGCCTACCTTTGTGCGGGTCCGGGTGGGTTTGCTCATCAAGGGGCAAAGGTCATGGTTCTGGCAAATGAGGAAGCTACTAGTCGAGTGTCTTCACGATATCTTACGGCTGCATGTGGTATGAGTATAAAAGAGATTGTTAAGAACAGAAAACGTGCAGAGGAATTGTTTGGTCCCATTAAAGAAAATCTAAAAATTACTGATGCTACAGGTTGGGACTTAGATCGTGTAGAACGTGCTGTTAAAGCATACGAACCAGACATTGTGATTGCTGACATGGCCGACAAGTTTCAGCCAGAGGGCAAGTACACTGCTCACCATGAACAACTCAAGGCAGCGTATGTTCGCTTTAGAATTATAGCCAAGCAATACAATTGTGTGTTGTTTGCCATGTCTCAATTATCTGCTGAAGCAGAGGGCAAGGTGTTTGTAAACATGAGTATGCTAGAGGGTAGCCGCACAGGTAAGGCGAGTGAAGCAGATGTATTGTTTTGTATAACTAAAACACCTATGGTGGAGGGCCAGCAAGAAGAGGAAAGTCCTGAGAGGCATTGGTTGGTTCTTAAAAATAAGCTAACTGGAAAACATGGGCGTGTCATTACTATGCTTAATCCAGAGACAGCAACTTACAGTGCATAGGAACCTATTATGAAATTAACTATAGATGTAGAGAACACTGTATCTAAACTACCATCAGGTAAGACCCTTCTTGATCCATTTACAGAGGGCAACAAGCTTGTCTTGGTATGCACAAGAACAGACAAGGGTGAGGAGGCGTCGTTTTGGTTTAGTCACTCTACACATAGCACCGATAATGCTAAAGAACTTTTACAGTCACAGCTAGATCAGGCTACGGTATTGATATGTCATAATGCACAGCATGAGTTGGTGTGGCTGTGGGAAACAGGTTTTACTTACGATGGGCCTGTCTTTGATACCATGTTGGTTGAGTATTTGTTTCAACGAGCAATCAAACAGCCTCTATCTTTACAGGCGGTGGCAGAGAGGTATGAACTGGAGAACCAGAAGCTTGATACTCTTACTGAAAGCTTTAAGCAAGGTATATCTGTAGATGAAATAGATGGAGATGACTTAGAAAAGTATTGTAAGGTTGACGTAAGGGCCACGCAGGAGTTAGCCGATAGCTTGCGTATAAAGATGTTCACAGAGGACTATGCTCCACTTCAAAACATAATCACGTTGACAAATGACTTGTGTGTGCTGTTGTCCAAGATTTATTACAGAGGTTTTTCTGTAAATGCAGATGCACTAGCAGAGGTTAAAAGAGAATTTGAAACAGAACAGAAAGAAATACAAAATTCTTTAAATGCACAGGTCCATGAAGTGATGGGTGACACACCAATTAATCTTGCTTCACCAGAACAGTTAAGTATGGTTATATACAGCCGCAAACCAGTGAACAAGCCCACATGGTCAAGTAATTTTTCTAGATTTATGAAAAAATCTGCGTTTGATGCGGCAGTGCAAAAAAATTCAGAGCTAGTGTACAGAACTACTGCTATTCAATGTAAAAATTGTTTTGGAAATGGTTACACTAACTTCACTAAGAAGGATGGAACCATAGGTAAAGCTCGTAGAATTTGTAAGGAATGCAATAAGGCTGGCATACTATATATTCCAAGCAAAAAGATTGCAGGGCTAAAGTTTACTCCTCCTTCTTCTTCTTGGGTAGCCAATCATGGTTTTAGTACAAGCAAAACTAACATAGAGATGCTAGAAGAGACAGCCAAGCGAAGAAACATGGCAGAAGCGGAGAGCTTTCTGTACAAAGTACGAAGACTGTCTGCTTTGGATACTTATTTATCTTCTTTTGTTGAGGGCATACAAAACTTTATGAAGTCTGACAATAAATTGCATGTAAGATTGGTGCAACACAGAACTACAACTGGTAGGCTGGCATCTGACTCGCCCAACTTACAAAACATGCCCCGTGGTGGTACGTTTCCAATCAAAAGAGTGTTTCGCTCTCGCTGGACACAGGGAAAAATAATAGAAGCAGACTTTGCTCAACTTGAATTTAGGGCAGCAGCATTTTTAGGCAAAGACAAGGTTGCAAGAGATGAAATAAACACAGGTTTTGATGTTCATAGTTATACAGCAGAGGTCATTAGCAATTCTGGTCAGCCTACAACAAGGCAAGAAGCAAAAGCACATACCTTTGCTCCTCTCTTTGGTGCTACTGGCTTTGGGAGGACCACAGCAGAGGCAGCATACTACCAACAGTTTACTGGTAAATACTCTGGTATAGCTCTATGGCACACACAGTTAGCCAATGAAGTCATGTCTACTGGTATGGTCACTACTCCTACGGGTAGGCAGTTTGCCTTTCCTAATGCAGAGCGCAGACAAGGAGGAACGATAACGCATTTTACTGCTGTCAAAAACTATCCTGTACAATCTATTTCTACTGACATTGTACAGATGACCCTTCTTATTGTAGAGGAGATCATGCGGGAGAAGCAGTTAAAAAGCCTGATTGTAAACAGTGTTCATGACAGTATCGTTATAGATACATATCCAGATGAACAGAAAGTAGTTAAGGAATGTATTATGGAGGCAGAACAAAGGATTAGGAAACAGTTCTTAACTAAGTTTGAGGTAGACTTTGATATTCCTCTTATCATGGAATGTAAGGTGGGAGAAAATTGGATGGAGCTTCAAGAATACTCTTGACAAAAATGATGAAACAAGTATAATGGTTTGATATTTTTTTGCAGAAAGGAAATTATAGAATGGAAACAGAGCTAGTTAATATAGACAACACTAATTATGATCTTGTGGCGGCAGTCATGGGCATTGAAACCACAGGTTCCAAGCCAGCAAGGTCAGCAGATGCACTTTCTCGACTTCGCATCTGGAACAAATCTGTCATGGGAACCATCGATAAGGGTGGTAAGAAACGCCAGATGGAAGTGGTGCCGGGAGGTACGTATAGGATTGATGACGGTAGTGGTACGTTCATGTACTGTGAGAAAATAAACTTCCGCCCATTTCTACAGCGTTTTAGGTACAACCGTTGGTTGCCTTACCAAACGCCAGATCAAAATGGTCGCAAGGGAAAGTATGTTAAGTCT